TCCTGATTTTCCAACAGGTGGAGTAATTATCAATAAAAATGATATTCCATCTATTATGCGGACGGGGCATGGTTCTGTAAAAGTTCGTGGTAAATATACATTTGAAAAAGATAATATAGTATTTACTGAACTTCCTTATGGAGTTGGAACTGAAGCAGTAATGACACAGATCGGTGAGGCCTGTGATGCTGGTGAAATTACTGGAATTGAAGATATTCGTAATGAAAGTAATAAAAAAGGATTTAGACTTGTAATTGCATGTGAGAAAAATGCTCCATTAACTACAATTTTAAATAAATTATTTAGTAAAACTAATTTACAAACGAGTTTTTCATATAATCAAGTTGCTCTTATTGATAAAACTCCTACAGAGTTAAATCTTAAACAATGTATTAAGGTATATATTGATTATAATTCTAATTGTATAATTAGAGAAGCACAGTTTGATATAAAGAAAACTCAAGATAGACTTCATATTATAAATGGATTAATCAAAGCAATAGATATTATTGATGAAATTATTGTTATGATTAAAAAGTCAGCATCTGCGGCAGTCGCTAAGCAGACACTGATTACCCAGTATAAGTTCTCTGAAGCTCAGGCTAAAGCAATTCTTGATATGAAACTTTCAAGACTTGCTAAACTTGAAAAGGAAGAACTTGAAACTGAAAAAACTGAATTAGAAGCACTTCTTATTAAACTTCAGAAGATTTGTGAAAATCCACAGGCTGAATTAAGAATTCGTCTTAAGGATCTTGTAGATAAGTATGGAGACGATCGGAGAACCGAGCTTGCGCAAATTGAAGTTAAGAAAGAAGAAAAAGAAATTGAATATGTAGAACCAGAGAAGGTAGTCGTTGTTATGACAGAAAGTGGTCTGATTAAGAGGATCCCGACAGCGAGCTTCCGCACTCAAAAGAGAAATGGTAAAGGTATTAAAACACAAAATGATATTACGTCTTGTGTAATTCGCACCAATACCATTGATCAGCTTATGGTTTTCACAGATCAAGGTAAGATGTATCGTCTTTTAGTAGATAAAATTCCAGCTGGTACAAATAGTACTGATGGAGTTCCAATTAAGTCTCTTATTACAATGGAGCCTGATGAAAAACCAAGTATTATATATTCAATTTATCGTGATACAGATGCTAATTATATTCTCTTTACAACTAAAAATGGTTTAGTAAAAAAGACCTCTCTTGATGAATATGTAAAAACAAAGAAATCAACTGGCATTGCCGCAATTACTATTCGTGAAGGAGATAGTTTAAAGAATATTAATCTTATAAAAGATGAACCAATTATTATTGTAAGTAAAAATGGTAATGTAATAAGATTTAATTCAAATGAGATTTCTGCTTCTGGAAGAGCAACTTCTGGGGTAAAGGGAATTAATCTTAATCCTGGTGATGAAGTAGTAACAACTCTTGTAGTTCGTCATGATTCAGATGATTTAGCATTATTTACAACTAATGGATTAGGTAAAAAAGTTCTTTTATCAGAATTTCCAATTCAAAAGCGTTCTGGTAAAGGTATTATAGGACATAAATCAACAGATGTAACTGGACAAATTGCGGCAGCCGCATTAATTACAAATGATGATATGATATTAATTGTTGGAGATAAAACTTCTATCTGTTTAAGTGGTAAAGATATTCCATTATTAAGTAGAACTTCAATAGGTAATCAATTAATAAAAGCTAAAAAAGTAAAATCTGTTAGTAAGGTATAAGAAAGGTCATATTGACCTTTCTTTTTTTTTATGTTATAATATTTATATATAAATATAAATGGGAGAAAATAATGGAAGAAATTAAATTAAAGATGTCTGATTTAATAAAACAATTAAATGATGCAACTAAAGCATATGACGAAGGACATCCATTTATGACTGATGAAGAGTGGGATAATTTATATTTTATTCTTCAACAAACTGAAAATCAAACAGGAGTAATTCTACCAGATTCTCCAACTCAAACAATATACTATGAAGTTAGAAATGAACTTCCAAAAGTAGAGCATAATCATAAAATGCTTTCACTTGATAAAACTAAAAGTTTAGAAGTTGTTAATGCATATATTAAAGAACAACCATGTATTGTAATGTGTAAAATGGATGGGTTAACTTGTTCGTTACATTATAAAGATGGTAAATTAGTATCTGCGGAAACCCGTGGCAATGGCTTAGTAGGTGAAGATATAACTCATAATATTAAAGTATTACCTAATGTTCCAAATAGAATTGCATTAAAAACTGATTTGGTTATTGATGGTGAAATTATCTGTGATTATGATAATTTCAAGAATTTTAGTGAAGTATTTAAAAATCCTCGCAATTTTGCGGCTGGTAGTATTAGACTTCTTGATTCTAGAGAATGCAGAAACCGCAATCTTACATTTGTAGCTTGGGAAGTTATTCAAGGTATTGATGAATTAGAATTATTATCTGATAAACTAAAATATTTACAAAATTTAGGTTTCACAATTGTCCCATTTGTAACATATCAAGGTATTTTTCAAGATGATATTGTTGATTTAGTTAAACGACTTGGAGACGGTTATCGTTATCCTATTGATGGTATTGTTTTTAAGTTTGATAATATAGCATATGGTAAAATGCAAGGAGAAACAACTCATCATTTTAAAAATGCTATTGCATATAAATTTTATGATGAATCTGTAGAAACTAAATTAATTAATATTGAGTGGGGTATGGGTAGAACTGGAGTTTTAACGCCAGTTGCAATATTTGAACCAGTTGAGTTAGAGGGTTCTACTGTGGAGCGCGCGAGCCTTCATAATGTAAGTATTATGAAGGAAACTTTAGGTAAAATGCCTTGGGTTGGTCAAAAAATACGCGTTTTTAAAGCTAATATGATTATTCCTCAAATCGAATGGGCTGAGGAAGATGATGAAACTACTAAAAATTATATTGATTATCCAAAGATTTGTCCTGTTTGTGGAAAACCTGCAAAAATGGTGCTTTCTGATAATGGAATAATTAATATGATTTGTACAAATCCAAACTGTGAAGGTAAATTAATTAATAGATTAGACCATTTCTGTGGAAAGAAAGGTTTAGATATTAAAGGGCTTTCAAAAGCTACTTTAGAAAAATTAATTGCTTGGGGTTGGATTAATGAATTATCAGATATTTTTAAACTGGATTTTCATAAAGAAGAATGGATTAAACAGCCTGGATTTGGTGAAAAATCAGTTAATAAAATATTAGATGCGATTTATGAAGCTAGACATTGGAATGAAGTAGACTTTATCTCTGCTATTGGAATTCCAATGATAGGACAAACTTTAGCAAAAAAATTAGTAAAACATCTAAAAAATCCAAATAATTATTATGCAGAATTTAGACAATTAATTAAAGATGGATTTGATTTTTCTGAATGGGAAGGATTTGGTCCAGAAAAACATTCTGCAATAATGAATTTTGACTATACAGAAGCCGATGAAGCATCAAAGTTTGTTTTATTAAATGAAGAAAATAGTGTAGAAGTAGAAGCTGCGGATAAGTTAAAAAATATGACTTTTGTTATTACAGGAAAATTACATCATTTTAAAAATCGTGATGAGTTAATACATAAAATTGAACTTAATGGTGGAACTGTATCTAGTTCAGTAAGTAGTAAAACTAGTTATTTAATCAATAATGATGCTAACTCTACTTCTTCTAAAAATATGACCGCAAAGAAACTTGGTATTTCAATTATTTCTGAAGAAAAATTAATGGAAATGATTGACTTTTAAAAAAATTTTTTCTATAATATACTTGTAAATATTAAATAAGGAAAAACTAATGACTCATAAACAATTGCGTAAAATAGCAAATGAAATAGCAAGAAATGAGAAAATTATTCAAGAAAATATAGATGAAGATGCTGTGACGAAAGCCCAAGACGAGATTATTTCACTTTCGAGTCAATTAGACATATTTGATCTATTGTATCTTGATGAATTACTACAAGAAATGTTAAAAAAATCTTGATTTTAAAAAAAATTTTTCATATAATATTTACAGTAAATATAAAACATATAATATTTAATAGTTTAATAAGGAGATTATAACTATGGCAATGAAGGAAAATTCTAAGAAGGTTCTTAATTATCTCAAGGAGATCAATGGTACTAATGTTACCGCTGCAGATGTAGCTGATGCTCTTGGACTTGAGAAGAGAAGTGTTGATGGCATCTTCACCAGCGCTATTCAGAGAAAGGGCCTTGGTGTTCGTACTCCTGCTGAGATTGAGCTTGCTGATGGAACTCATGCACAGGTTAAGTTCCTGTCTCTTACTCCAGCTGGTATGGCATTCGATCCCGACGCAACTGAAGAGTAATCGAAGCATATATTTGATGGGGTAGAATTAAATATTCTACCCCTTTTTTATAAGTAAAATTATGCCTGCTTATTTAGTACCAATTCTAATTGGAATTATCCTAGGAGCGGGGATAATATATTTGTGTTTACGGAAAAAATTAAAAGTAACACAAACCATAAATGATGAAATCGCTCTAAAAAATCAAGAATTACAAAAAGAGCAAACGACTTTAAATCTTGCTATTTCCCAACTAACTAGCCAAAAGCAAGAACTAAAAAATTCTGTAAAAGACTTACAAGACTATGCTGATGAATATTATCAAAAAAATTTAGAATTAGCAACTGAAAGATTAAATACATCATTAGAGCGAGCCGCAGAAAAATATCAGCAAGATGAACAAGAATATCAAGATGAATATTTAAAAACAATTAAAGAAAGTGCTGAAGCATTTGCAAACGAAGTTATGGATAAAAAGTTGGAAATAGACCAACTGACAGATACTTTAAATACATTGCGGGCTTCGGTTCATGCGGCCGTTGAAGCTCATAAAAGAGATCTTGAAGATAAGAATAAAGTTGAATTTTACAGATTACAAGTCCCAGAGTCTGATGTAAAAGAAATTAAAGTTTTAAGAGAAGTAATACCTAAGTTAAGAGACCCTGAAGCTCTTAATAAGGTAGTTTGGAAAGTATATTACGAAAAACCATATACTGATTTAATAGGACGAGTTGTTGGTAATAAAACAAAAACTGGAATTTATAAATTAACTAATATAGAAAATGGAATGTGCTATGTTGGGCAAGCGGTTGATATAGCAGATAGATGGAAAACACATATCAAGCGTGGTTGTGGAGCCGAATCGGGCGGCCGCAATAAACTTTATCCAGCAATGTATGCTATTGGACCAGAAAATTTTACTTTTGAAATTATTGAAGAATGCGATCGTTCTAAATTAAATGAACGAGAAGATTACTGGCAAGAATATTTTAAAGCAAAAGAATTTGGTTATAGTATTAAATAAAGGAGTACTTTATGCATCGTATTATAGACGGTAGAGGAACCGGAAAGACCTCTCGCCTTATGCTCGCTGCTAAGGAAAATAATGGTCGTGTTATTTGTAGTAATCCTGATGCGATGAAATATAAAGCTGACCGTTATGGGATAACTGGTATAGATATCTCTTCATATGAAGATTTAGTAGAAGGAAATATTCCAAATAGCAAACAACCTTTATATATAGATGAAATTGATAAATTCCTTAAAGCAGTAGCTCCGAATATTGATGGTTATACATTAACAAATGAGGAATAAAAATGATGGTAAAAGTATTTAAATTTAATAAAAATAATAAGATCGAATTTACTCAAGACGAATTAGAAAAATTACTTAATGAAGCATATAATGCTGGTTATTATGATGGTAAATATAGTCATAACTATTGGACTTGGACTTCTCCATATTATACTGGAACTCCAAGTTGGTATGGCACCACCTATACTACCACTACAGCTTCAAACGCAAGTGATGAATGCACTATTACTTGTGGAGCAAATAATCCAACCTCAGATACAGTTTGTATAAACAGCTCTGACTATAAGTACGGCGATGGCACAGTTACTATTAAAGTTTCTAAAGATTGATTTTGTTAATTAAAAATGATATAATATTTATATAAAATAAAGTTTTAAATAGTTTTAAGAAATGAGTAATTAACAAATGACGAAGAAACAGGAATTTATTAATTTTATTGATGAATTAATGGTAGCCGCTCCACAGATTAAGCCAAGTGAAGATGTACTAGCTTATTTTGAAGCGTTTAAAGGAAAAGAAATGAATAAAGCAGAATTTACCGAAAATGGTAGATTAATTCTTGAGTATCTGCAGAATAATCCAAAGCAGATTATGTGGAAAGCAAAGGATATTGGAGAAGGTCTGTTTATTAGTTCTCGCGCAGTAAGTGGAGCTATGAGAAAACTTGTAACTGATGGTTATGTTGAAAAAGTAGGTCAAGACCCTGTTATTTATACGATTACAGATAAAGGTAAGACAGCAGATTTAACGATTATTGAAGAAAATAAGGAGAATGAATAATTATGAAGACAATGATTAATAGAACTCACATTGAGGGTCTGCTTTATGATATTAATAAGCTGGAACAGAAGGTTTCTGGTTCTACTTCCAAGAACCCTGGCACAACTTTTATTTCTGGTGAAATCCAGATCGCAACAGATGAAGCTTGTGTAAATATCGTTCCAGTTCATTTCACATATGTAACTGCAACAACTCAGAAGGGAACTCCGAACGCGACCTTCACAGTTCTTCAGAACATTATTAATGGCACTTTTGGAACTTGCATGAGAGATGGCAAGGATAAGGCAATCAAGGTTAGAATTGATTCTGCTATTGGTCTGAATGATTTCTATACTGATCGTAATGGTGAAGAAGAACTCGTCTCTGCAAAGAGAAATGAAGGTGGTTTCGTTCATAAGATCGATGTCCTAGCTGAAGATGAAAAGACTCGCAACACTTTTGAAGCAGATATGATTATCACTAAGGTAACTCATGTTGATGCGAATGAAGAGAGAAAGCTGCCTGAAAAGGTAGTCGTAAAGGGAGCAGTTTTTGATTTCAGAAAGGCACTCCTTCCTGTTGAGTTCAGTGCAGTAAACCCAGCTGCGATGACTTATTTCGAAAGTCTGGAAGCATCTAGCAAGAATCCTGTATTTACCAAGGTTTGGGGACGCCAGGTTGCTGAGCAGGGTGTAAGAAAGATTGAAGAAGAGTCCGCATTTGGTGAAGTAAAGGTTAGAGAAGTTCCGACTTCTCATAAGGATTGGGTCATTACTGGCGCATCTAAGGAACCATATGAATGGGATAGCGAAGAAACTATTACTGCGGCCGAGCTGACTGAAGCAATGGCAAATCGTGAAACTTATCTTGCCGGTGTGAAGCAGAGATGGAGTGAATATAAAAACTCCCAGAGCGCAGCAGCGCCCGCAGGTGGACAGAAGTTTGATTTCTAATTGACAAATTTTAGTATTAACGAAAGGAAGTGCTAAAATGGCAATTAATTTAAAAGCAATCAAACCACATAAAATTAGTAAGGATCTAACAAGTTATACAATTTATATGTATGGCCCAGGCGGAGTAGGTAAAACTACTTTCGCCTGTGAAATCCCGAATTCTATTCTGTTCGCTTTTGAACATGGATATGGTTCTCTGAATGTTGAAATGCCTGTAGATATTACTTCTTGGGCAGATGTAAGAGGACTTCTTCGTCAGCTTGATGATCCAGAAATTAAAGAGAAATATCATACAATTATTTTCGATACTGTTGATAAGGCTGCTGCTCTTTGCGAAAAGTATGTATGTAATCAGTTAGGTATTGAAAATATTGGTGATGGTGGCTGGGCTGTAAATGGCTGGGCCAAGGTGAAAAAGGAATGGGAATCTGTTCTTAATACTATCCAGATGAAGGGTTATACATTATTCTTCATTTCTCATGCCAAAGAAAAGGTGATTAAGAGAAAAGATGGTAGTGATTATAATCAGATTGCCCCAGCTTGTCCGAATACTTATAATGAAATTGTTAGAAATCTTGTAGATATTGAGACTTATGCTACCATCTCAGGTGGTGTCCGCAGTCTTGTTATTAGAGATGCTGATGATTTTATTGAATGTAAGAGTCGTATTAAATATATGCCTCCTAGAGTAGACTTTTCTTATAATGCACTTGAAACTGCTATTAAGGATGCTATTAATAAGGAAGAGCAGGAACGTGGTTCTTCAGCTATGACGAATGAACGTCAGACAACTATAGTTCAGGAAACCACATATGACTTTGATGGATTAATGAAGGAATTTAATGCAGTTGTATCTAAACTTATGGCTGATAATCAGAGTAATGCTTATAAGATTACTGCAATTGTAGATAAATATCTTGGCAAAGGAAAGAAAGTTTCTGATGCTTCTCCCGAACAGGCTGAACTCGTTGCTTTAATTGTAGATGATATTAAGGCTGAGTTAATGTAAAAAATGAAATATAAATGTCAACTCATGGTGGAAGCGCCATGAGTTGATTTTTTATTAATTTTATTGTATAATAATTATATATGGTATGAAAGGAGTATATAAGAGTGGCACACCGAGTTAAGTGTTACTATTGTGGTAAGACCTTCGATCGTGACAAAGAACCTTTTGTTCTTGTGTCCACTCGCAGGTATGCTCATAAAAGTTGCGCAGATGGTGCTCAAAAATCAGAGTTCCAAGAAGTTAAGGATAAAGAAGAGTTAGAAGCCTACATAATGAAATTATTTAATATTGATTATGTAGATGCTCGTATCCAAAAGCAAATTAAACAGTATCATGAAGAATATAACTTTACTTATTCTGGTATGCGGAAAGCATTGATTTATTTCTATGAAATTAAAGGAAATTCATTAGAAAAATCAAATGGTGGAATAGGTATTTTGCCATATATTTATAAACGGGCACATGATTATTATTATGCTTTGTGGCAAGCGCAACAAAAGAATGAAACAAAAGAAATCGCAATGTATGTTCCTAAAGTAAAAGAAGTTGTGATTCCAAACCCACAAAGACAAGTTAAAACTAGAAAATTATTCACATTTTTAGATGAGGAGGAGTAATGGCAAGTAAATATGTAGACTCAACAGCCATTATGCAAGTAATAGGTTGTGTATATAATTCTCCTTATCTATTGGATCAAACTGATAAATATACAGTTACTGATGAAGATTTTCCAGATGAGTTTCATAGAATTGTCTTTGGTGCAATTTATAAATTACATGAATTGGGAGCAAAAGAAATTACTTTAGAAGGTATTAGTGACTTTTTAAGTTCAAGACCAAAATCTTTAGCAACTTATAAACAAAATAAGGGCGAAGAGTGGTTATTAAAAGTTTCTGAAACCTGTATGTCTTCTGCTTTTGATTATTATTATGGAAGATTAAAGAAATTTACATTATTAAGAGCATATGATAATTATGGAATTAATGTAGATGATATTTATGACCCAGATAATATATTAGATACAAAGAAAAAAGAAGTCCAGGAGGAGATGCTAGATAACTCTACTCTTGAACAAATAGCAGACAGGGTTGATAATAAAATCTCTGGTATCAGATTACAATATGTTGATGATACTTGGGGTGAAGCAACTCAGGCAGCTGATGGTATTTTAGAACTTATTGAAAAGTTTAAAGAACATCCAGAAGTAGGAGTTCCTCTTTATGGTCCACTTATCAATACTGTTACTCGTGGAGCGAGATTAAAGAAATTTTATCTGCGGTCGGCGGCTACTGGTGTCGGAAAAACGAGATCGATGATCGCAGATGCCTGTTATATTGCTTGTAATAAAATATATGATGATGCTTTCGGTTGGATTGGAACTGGAATGTGTCAACCAACTTTGTTTATTACAACTGAGCAGGAATTGGAAGAAATTCAAACGATGATGCTGGCATTTATAGCTGGTGTTAATGAAGAACATATCCTTAATGGAGAATATAATGGGGATGAAGAAGAACGGGTTAAGCAGGCCGCCGCAATCATATCTGAAGCACCATTATATGTCGAAGAACTTCCAGACTTTTCATTAAAAGATGTAGAAGATAGAATTAAGAAAAATCTTCGTGACCACGATATAAAATATGTGTTTCATGATTATATTCATACCTCATTAAAGATTCTTGAAGAGATAACTCGTCGCAGCGGTGGCATTAAACTTCGTGAAGATAATGTTCTATTTATGTTGTCAACACGATTAAAAGATATTTGTAATAAATATGGTATTTTTATAATGTCAGCGACTCAGTTGAACGGTGATTATCAGCAGAGTGAAACACCAGATCAGAACTTACTTCGTGGTGCAAAAGCTATCGCAGATAAGATTGACTATGGTGCAATTCTCTTAAATGTTCGTGATGATGATTTGGTAAAACTTGAACCAATTTTAAGTTCAAATTTGTTTGATAGACCAACAATTAAAATGTCTATTTATAAAAATCGTCGTGGCAGATATAAAGGAATATATCTCTGGTGTAAAGCAGATTTAGGCTGCTGCCGCATTAAACCGATGTTTGCGACAGATTATAGTTATGAATTAATCTCTATTGATGATATTAGAATTAAGATTGAAGAAGAATCCGCTTTTAATATTGGAGAAGATGATTACTAATGTTAGTTTATGATAAAGGCACTATAAAAGATGCCTTAACAATGGAGAATATCTTTGAGTTACTTCAAGAGTTTGGTGGCGATCCTGAATATAGCGACTTTGGTATCTTGTGTCATACTATATGTCACAATCCTCCCGGCGAGGGGTCTAAAAAACTATACTACTATAGTAATTCTGGCTTATTTAAATGTTATACAGGCTGCCCTGAGTCTTACTTTGATATTTTTGAATTAGTAATTAAGATTCAGAAAATACAGCATGATGTTGAATATGATTTGAATGATGCTGTAAGATGGATCGCAAAAAGATTTGGATTCGCTGGTACAGAAGAGAATGCGCCAGAACACGAAGATTTAGTCGACTGGAAAAGACTAGCTGATTATGAGCGAATCCAAAATATTGAAATTGACACTAAACATATAGTTCTTAAAGAATATGACGTTAATATTTTAGATAAATTTAACTATAATGTAATTATTCAGCCATGGATTGATGAAGGTATTACTCAAGAAGTAATTGATTTTAATGATATAGGTTTTTATCCTGGTCAGTGGCAGATTACAATACCACATTTTGACCAGAATAATCGATTCATAGGACTCCGTGGCCGCACTTTAGTGAAAGAGGATGCAGAGCGATATGGAAAATATCGTCCTATGAAAATTAATAATGTTTTATATAATCATCCTCTTGGAATGAATTTATATAATTTAAATAATTCTAAAGACAATATTCAAAAAGTTGGTAAAGCAATAGTTTTTGAAGGTGAAAAATCTTGTCTTTTATATCAATCCTATTTTGGAAATGAATCTGATATAACAGTTGCTTGTTGTGGAAGTAATATTTCAGCATACCAAATACAACTTCTACAAGAGGCAGGCGCAAGTGAAATTATAGTCGCCTTTGATAGGCAATTTAAAGACATAGGCGATGAAGAATTTAAACATTTAACAAGAAATTTAACTACACTTAATAAAAAATATAAAAATAATGTATTAATTAGTTTTATCTTTGATAAAAATAAAATTACAGATTATAAAGATAGCCCAATTGATAAAGGTAAAGATACTTTTTATAAATTATTTAAAGAAAGAATAATATTATGACAGAATATAGTTGTTTTTGGTGGGAATGTGGAGCCTGTGATGCAGATAGTGATTGTAGCACTTGCTTATATAGAATAGCTCCAAACACAAATAGAACAGAATATGAAGAGCTGTATAATGAATATGAAGATAAAATTCATGCAGCTATAGAACCAATAACAGAAGAGTATACTAAATTTTTTGATTTTTATATCAAGGGTGTGATCTCCAGATGAAAGGAGGATAACACCCTATGAGTTATCAATTAGTTCCACCCCGTCTCCCGCAACAAAATTTAACAGCGGTCGAAAGGGTACTAACTAATAGAGGAATTGCTCTTGAAGATATCCCTCACTATCTTTCAACTACTGATGATGATATTTTAGATCCAAAATTAATTGCTTATATTAATGATGGAGCAAGAATGTTGGTTAAACATATTTATTCTAATGATAAAGTATTAATTCAAGTTGATAGTGATTGTGATGGAATGACATCAGCAGCTCTATTAATTAATTATTTAAACTGTTTGTTTCCTGCTTTTGTGCAAAATAATATTTTATATCGTATGCATGAAGGTAAACAACATGGTTTAATTGAAAAAATTATTCCATATTGTATAGATAATAATGTTGGTTTGGTGATCGCCCCCGACGCAAGCAGTAATGATTATGAAATGCATAAAGTTCTTAAAGAACATGGAATTGATGTATTAGTAATCGACCACCACGAAGCAG